GTTCGGCGTGATAATCGTTGACGAAGCGCACCATACGCCGTCCGTCTCATACAAGCGCGTCCTCAACTGGTATGTCAAGCAGAACCCTGAAATACGCATTCTCGCTCCGGCCCACTTGCCCGGATCGCCTTCCCAATCCTCCCACGTCCATTCCTTGATTCCAAAAATATCCATGACGTTCTTGAATCCACGCTCGGACAGTGTTCCGTCTTTTTGAACCAGACAGATCTGTCCGTACAGGCCGATGTCTGTGTCGATCCTGCACATGACCGATCCGCTCTTGTATTCGACAAGTTCCGCTCGTGTTGTCGCGCAATGATATTTCCCTGGTTCCAGTTTCACTTTCAGTCTCCTTTGTTAGTATCGGCATTCACCGGTCCTACTTGATTATCTCGCCCCAGATGTTAGTATCGGCATTCACCGGAATGGGGTCGCTTCCGGTTCTACTCTTCGCCATCCACGCCGGATTTTCAGATCGGTACAACGTTCTTGTACCGTGCCCGCGTCCCTTCCCATCCGGCGAGACATTGATGTCATATCCGAGGAAAAGAACGTGATCCGCCCATTCGCGAACCCGCAGGCGTATCGACGCCTTGCCCGACGCCGGAGACTGAAGCCTGGGCTCGTAACGGAGCCAGTCCTCTCCAGCCGGATTCGGAACGGTGGCGGTGCAATCATGGCAGATCAGCACGATATTTCGCCCGGCCCTGACATGATTGTCAAGATCGCCGAGCAGAGGCAGGAATGTGTCGAACACATAACCGTAACCTTTCCCGTAACCGAACGCTTCGACGTTCGTGAATTTTTTCCCATCCTGAATCGTGGTCTCGAGGGTGTGCGCAATCGCCATTTCCTCGGCCCTGGTGGCCGTGTCTATGACGATTGTCTTGACCGGATCCCAACCCGTGGCGTTGAGCGCGCCGCGCAGTTCGGACCATGACCCGACGTTCACGATGGGAATTTCGGTCATGCCGAGTTTCCCCAGAGACTCGTCCAGATCGATGAAAACCGCCTTCTCCAGTTTCGAGGCTAAAGTCGTCTTGCCGACTCCGCCCGGTCCGTACAGAACGATGCGGTGCCCCAGTGTTTTTGCCGGACAGATGTTACTCTCCGGCATTTCAGCCCGACAACATTCTGATACGCGAACGTCTTCCATGTTATGACTCCTTCATCGCTTTCAGTTTCCTCAAGTACTCATCTCGAGCTGATTGGGCATTATATTTCTCGTCTTCGATGCCGATATGCGGTGTTGCTCCGCATCATGCCGTAGATGGCATCGTTGACAGAGAGCGGCGAGGTTTTCGTCCGTGTTGTTCGCCGGATCGTGGTCCAAATGCGCCACGGTCAGGACAACCATCGAGCCTGTTACCGGATGCGGTTTCCGATTTTCAGCTCCGCAAAACCGGCATTTCCAGCCTGCGGCTTGTCGGACGCGCAGACTGATGTCACGCCAGTCAGGCGGATAAAGGTGTCGTTGCATTGGCATGGCCTTTATGGGGGCGGTCGTGCTTTGCGGAATGCTGGCCTTCCCGATGTACGACGGCGAAGGCAGAATCACCGGCATCCGGACCCGATCCGAATCAGGCCAGAAGAAAGCCATACTCGGATCAAAGGCCGGCGTATTCCTTCCGACCGTCCACATGGAAGGACTCGATGTCGTGATCTGCGAAGGCCCGACAGACGCAACAGCCGCTCTATCACTGGGCTTCGAGCCCATCGGACGGCCATCATGCATCGGACAGGAAGACATCATCCTCGCAACCCTCAAACGCTGGAATGTCCACAAAGTGACGATCTGCTCCGACAACGACACACCGGGCTTCCAAGGATCCGAACGGCTCTGCGAGCTCCTCCAAAAACACCACATCCTCCACCGCCTCGTCACCAGCCACACCTGCAAAGACCTTCGCGAATGGCTCAAAAACGGAGCCACCCACCAGATCGTCCAAGCCGTCTGGTCCCAAGCGCTATACCGCTGAACAACCTGCACAATTTGTGCAGGTTCCGCCCACGGACGGACATACAGATTCTTGCAACGAACATACATCCAATTGCCAAAACACCCCGAAAATACGACATTCTGTTAAAAATTTAACGATATCCGTCATTTGTACGTTCTTGCACACACAACCCAGAATACCCGGAAAACCCAAGAAAAACCCCAGTTTTCACCGTGCAAGAACGTACAAAAAATAGGGTCTTGACAACCCCGGAAAACTACGCTTTCTTATAGACGCTTCCTTGAATCGCCGATAGGCCGTCGGGATAGAAGGAATGAGCCGGGACGCATGTCCACCCCACGGAGTACTGTAGACACCACCATTTACACGGCTTTTTTCTTTTTTCGGTTTTTCTTTTTTGGCATGACCTGACCGGCTTGATTCGCGACGCAACACACCGCAAACAGCGACGCCCGATCCCCCGGACACTCGGGACGGGTACTCCCGTCCTGCTCGAATGATCACATCTTCATCATCCGCTCAACCCAGTACCGCCGCTCCTCCTCAACACTACGCCTGCTCAACCGACCCCTCACCACAGGCCCGCCGGTTTTTTCAGCCCTCTTCCGCGCCATCTCCAACACTTCGTCAGAGACCTTGCCGCCGAGAATGTCAACGCTGGTGACCAATTTGTGCCGCCCGCTGTTCCCCACGAAATCCAGGATCATGCACTCCTGTTTGCGCGACGCCGCTATCATCTCCTTCCGGCCTTCTGCGGAAGAGATCGCGTTCAAGTCGTTGGCGATGTCGGAATGAGGCCGCATTCCGCGCCCGGCCATCTGGGCGTATAAAGATCGGGATTTTGTCGGACGAGCCATGACAACAAGCTGTATGTTCGGAGAATCGAATCCTTCGGTGAGAACACCGCAGTTACATACCACCTGAAGCCGTCCGGCATCGAACTCACGCAGAATCTGGGAACGCCTGTCGCTCGGCGTTTCCCCGCATACCCACGAAGCCATTCCCGGTTCGTAGCGGTTGAATAGCTCCGCCATGCGCTCGGCATGCGCCACCGACGCACAGAAGACTATTGTCCGCCGCTTCTGCATGATCTCGATTGCGGTAGACGCCACGCGCTGTAGGTTGCTCTCAAACTCCATTACCTTCGCAAGATCCCCGCCGTTGAGGTCTCCTGCCGTTGTGCGGCAATGCGAGAAATCAAGCTCATGCACATAGACCATCTGCTGGTTGACGGGAACCAACCATCCATCATCGATCGCATCGCATATCTCATAGTCATATGCGACCGTCTCATAAATCTGCCCCAAAGCCTCCTCGTCGGCGCGGTCCGGCGTAGCCGTTACACCGAGAATGCGTATTTCAGGGTTCTGCTTGACATACCAGTTGAGGACGCGCTTGTATGAGACGGACGGCGTATGGTGCGCTTCGTCAACGATTATCACGCCGAACATGCGCGGATCGAAGCGCGTCATCCTGCCGGAACCATCCCCGCCGGAACATTGCGTCTGGATCGTTGACACTACAACCTGCGGCCCGCCAAACATGCAGTCGAGCCCGGCCCTATTCTCCCCCATTTCGATGTCAACACGCCAGCCCGTCACCTTGCGTATCTTGTCCGCCGCCTGCTCCACCAACTCCTTCCGGTGCGCCAGCACAAGGCCGCGCTTCGGGGCCATCCTCTGCAGGATATGCGCAAAACAGATAGTTTTGCCTGTCCCGGTAGGCATTACAACTAAAGTTGAAGCATGGCTCTGCCACTCGGAAAGAACCGCCTCGATGGCCTTCTCCTGATAGTCTCTGGCTTTCATTTCTGTTTAAGTTCCTCCGGAACGGTGGCATCGTAACGGAACTTGCCGATCAATCCCCGTCTGTTGCAACCCTTGCACGAACGCTGGATATGCATCACGCCCTTGCACCACGGACAAAGCGCATAAGGGATCGTGGCCTTGAGCATCGAACATATCTGGTCCAGCATGTTCTTGATCATTTGCACGTCGCACTCGGCATAAAGCGCGTCGTCATCGGCCTTCTTGAGCCGCAACATCACCTCGTCAATCATCCTGATGATATCCCGCACCTCCCCTCCACGGTCGAAGAGGCCGGTGATATGGTCCGGAATCACATTGCCCAACTTGTCTTCCACAGGCTTGTGCCCACGCTCCTCCCCCTTCGCGGACACGGGCTGTATCTTCCTTTCCTTCCCGTCAACTCCGATCCGCTTCCGTTCAACCTGCACATTTTGTGCAGGTTGTTTTTTCTGAACCTGCACATTTTGTGCAGGTTGGTTCGATTTCTCAAG